TTGACAATAAAACTGTTAAGCCTGAGTTTATAGGCAAAACAAACAAAGTAAGAATGAGAGTTGTTGATCAGACTTGCCTAGATACGTTGCTACTTAATGATAGTATATCGCTTGATAACTATGTGATCCTAGATAAATTACAAATGGATTACAATAGATCAGGACTAGTTGGGATAAAGGCATCTAACTACAATCCTAGAATTACCGCTAGTTACGACACAATGAATAACGATAATGAAATATTAAAAAGAAAAGTTAGCGAATGCCTAGCCTCGCTAAAGTCAGCAGGTGGCACTAAAATTTATGAAGTGGTAATGAAAATAATAACTGATAGGAATTTAAGTAGGATTGATCTTGAATTTATAAAAAAAAATATTTGGGAAATTGTTAAGCCAATAAAAGAATTTTATGAAAGTTGGAGAAATGGTTGACTTAATATAAAGGTGGGATTATGTATTGATAAAGTGATTGTTTTCTCAGCATCTCACTTCTTACGCAAAAGAGGGCGGTTTTCTCCAACCGCCCTCGATCTTTTTCTAAAAGTTAATTTTAACTTCTAGTCGTACAAGTAATAGTTATTTGGTTTAGTTTCCCACTTATAAAATATGTGGTTATCTATTCTTGTTATAAATGTTTTGGTCTCCGCCCAACTAGGATTAACATAGTCAGCATGGTAATGTGTTGCACCCTCGACAAAATCATCTAGGTGCTGATTATAAACACCATTGGCTATATGCATAGCATCTTCCCATGCTTTGGTGTCTCTAGGTTTATCGCTTTTACCATCACAGTACCAACTGAATTGACATCTGTTTTTTATAGGTAAATGTGGTTTCCATTTGTAGGTTAGTCCTTGTTTGACCACCTCGCAAACAGTATTGGGATATCGATGGTCATTTACTCTGTTCATAACGACTTGTGCAACTGCCACTTGCCCTATGAAACTTTGGTTTTTTGCCTCGTGATATATATTTAATGCAAGGCATACTAATGATGCAGTTAACATAATAAATCTCCTATAAGTTAAGTTTAACTTCTATTCTTCAAAAATACCGCCTCGTTGCATATGCTGAATGGTTGATGTACTTACACGATTTACTCTACCATAATCTTTTTCACGAATGGCTCTAGGATCATCTTCAAACCTTTCATCCATTCCTAATTCTTTTGGTGTCATCTTAGCATTACGTTTATAAAGGTCTCTTTG